AAAGAGGTAGATTAATTTCTGCCTCTTTATTTAATATGCAAATAATTATACAAAATATAGAATAATCATGGGATAGGAATGAACTAGGAATCGATGCTTAGTTATTCTGATAAACGACCTTATACGCTTCCCAAACTTAAAATAGTAAGGAACAATTAAATAGCTATATTATAAGGGAGGTTGATAAAATGGTAATAACAACAGAAGTAGAAGTTAAGTTAGTTGGAACGAGTGTTAAGCGATATGAAAGCTTAGGTTATATTATACCTAGAGCAAAAAATTCAATCGGAAAAATGACCATAGAAAAAGGTGCAAAAATAAAAGTCAAAGTAGAGGATTTATCTGTTGGTAGTCATACATTAGTATTTGTTAAATGTGATTGTAAGGATTGTACAACACCAATTATAAAACCTATAAAATGGCAAGATTACTTAAAAGGTGTAAAAGATGATGGTAATTATTATTGCAATAAATGTTCTCTTTATTTATTTGGCACTAAGAAAGCGATGAAAACAAAATTATCTAAAAGTATATCTTTTTATGCATGGTGTTTGGAACACAACTTTGAGGAAGTTATTAATAGATGGGATTTAGAACTTAACAATGGAATTAAACCAAGTGAAATTAGCTTTAAAACAAAGAAAAAATATTGGTTTAAATGTCCTAAAGGGATACACAATAGTGAGCTTCAAACTATAGTTGGATTTACAGATGGTCAAATAGGTTCCATAAACTGTAATGCTTGTAACTCCTTTGGTCAATGGGGAATTGAAAATATCTGTGAAGATTTCTTAGAAAAATATTGGGATTATAATTTAAATGATATTGACCCTTTTAGCATAAGTTATGGCAGTTCCAAAAAAGTGTGGGTTAAGTGTTTAAAAATAGATTATCACGGAAGTAGTAACATTGAATGTAAGAGCTTTGTAAGTGGTACTAGGTGTTCGTATTGTGGTAATCATAAAGTACATCCAATGGAAAGTTTAGGAATATTATTCCCAGAAGTTTTAAACATATGGAGTGATAAAAACAATAAAACTCCATATGAATACACTCATCATAGTGGACAAGAAGTTTGGTGGAAATGTCCAGATGGAAAACATGAAGATTATTTTAGAAGTGTTTGCCATTCCAACATCCAAGGGTTCCGATGTCCTTTATGTGTGAGAGAAAGAAAAGAATCTATACTACAAGAAAAAGTTAGACGATATTTAGAAACATTCAATTGTAAAATATTACATGAGTATGGATGTACTATTGAATGTATTAATCCAAAGACTAGACATATATTGCCATATGATAATGAGATAAAAGACTATAAGTTAATAATTGAAGTGAACGGATCACAGCATTATAAAGAAAATAGTGGAACATGGTTCAGTAAAAATTTTGATTTACACAAAATACAATTACATGATAGGTATAAAAGGCTATATGCTAGATCATGCACGTATAATTATCTTGAAATACCATATTGGACTGACAACAAGAAAGAAGAATACAAAAAATTAATAGATGACAAAATCTTAGAAATACAACAATTAAATAATATTAGTTAGGAGGTAATATATTTGAGTTTTTTATCAACAGAATTTACATGGGCTGGAACAAATTCAGATGACAAAGATATAAGATTAGTAAGAGTAGGAGAAGATACGATTACACAAGTATTTTCATCAGGTAAATCTCTTATTAGGGAACACATAAAATTTCGAGGTGACTATTATCAAGGAGCAGACAAAAGCATATATAATCTTTCTATGAAAATAGCAAAAATGAATATCGAAGATCCTTTTATTCCTGAAGACCGCATGGAACTTCTGCGTTGGCTGATTCCTGATGATGAATTTCATGCCTTTACTTGTGAAGGGGATTTCCCTGGATTAGAATTTTGGGTTCAATTCACAAAAGTCCAATTTGTTACTAATCCTATAGGGCAAGGTTACTACGAGCTTGAGGCGGAATCCAACCATCCGTATCCATTTTCGGAAATGTATAGCATTGAATATGATTTATCAGATAATCTGTTTTCTGAAATAATTGAAATCCCTAATAATTGTAATGCATATAAATACTTCACTCCGAATGTTATGGAATTTACATTAGTTAATGATGAAACAGAATTTAGTCTAAAGAATCTTACGAGTAATGGAGATATATTAACATTTTCAGGATTGGATTTATTAGAAACTGTAGCGATAAATTCTAACCAAGAAATTTTAAGTTCAACAGGTAGGGAACGTATTTCTAAATTTAATTTTGGATTTAATGCTTTAAAATTGCCTTATGGATTAAATAGGTTGGAAATTACAGGAAAGTGTAAGTTACAGTTTAAATTACAATATCCTGTACAAATTTAGGAAAGGAGGAGGTACATGAGCAGTTTATTTGATAATATAAACTTAGAAAATTTGGATTATAATTACACCTTAATACAGACAATGAGATCAAAAACCCCCATAAACATATTGAACTCGGCATTTGATAGAACTATTGATCCTAGCCTTGATGGAGTAGGAAAACTTAAATTCACAATTTCTCGTTATACGGAAGACATACTTACACATGAGAAAATAGAGAATCCTGAATATAATTCTATTATGGAAGAAAATTTAATCCTACTGAAAGTTGGAGAACCTTCTAATCCTATGTTCCAAGCTTATTATATAATTAAAAATCTAAACGAATCTACAGATACATCACAAATGATAGTAGATTGTGTAAGTTTTGAGCAAGTGTTAGAAGGAAATATTATTACTCTAAATGGAATCGAAAGAGAACTTATAAATAATACTGATAATAATGGAATTATGAATTTAGTGGAGCAGCAGTGTAGTTGGAAAGTCGGATATGTAGACCCTAATTGTTTAGTCGACCTAGTAAATTCGGGTGTAAATCCCAGAGTGAGGTGGATCGAGGCTCTTTCTAAATCTATATTGTCTTTTTTACATGATGATATTTGCCCTGCATATAACGTAATTATGATGTTTGATACTTATAATAAGTTGATAAATATCTATGACAAAACTGCATATGGTACACATACTGGAATTTTATTAACAGAAGAAAATTATATTAAAAATTTAACTAAGAATATAAAAGGAGATTCGGTTTGTACCAGGCTTTTGGTTTCGGGTAAGGAGAGTATGGAAATTTCTTCACTCACCCTCGATGGTTTAAACTATGTAACTAATTATGATTACTATATTAATAATGGTCAAATGTCTCCAGAATTAATTCAAGCTTTATCATATTTCAACGCTTTATTAGTAAAAAAAGACGCTGAATTTAAGATATTAAAATCTCAATTAGATGCTATAAATCAAAGTATGGTAATTAAAAAATCCGAGCTCGATACATTAGTAGAAGTACAGAAAAGTTTAGACCAAATTCAAGCTAATTGTATTAGTGCTAATCCACCAGACAATGTGAACCTTGCTATAGCCACTCCAAAATGTAATGCTAATCTATTAGCAACAACAGTTAAAAAGGCTGAAATGGCTACGTTAGACGCTCAAATAGATGTCCTAGAGATACCTATGAAACAAATAGGACTAGATATTGCCAAAGCTAATGCTAGAGTAATTGGAACATCAACTTTGATATTTAATACTGCCCTACTTGAAGAATTGGAAAGTTGGACAATTGATGAAGAATGGTCAAGTGATGTTTATGTAACTCCAGCATTATTAAAGAAAGCAGCGGAAGATTTACTTGCAGTTTGGAATACTCCCGTTACAGAATATGGAGCAGAAATGGTAGATATATTCTCTATTCAAGAAGCACAACATATTCGAGGAAAGATTAAATTAGGTGATTTGGTTAGAGTTTATTCCCCTAAGATTAAAGCAAATGTTGATCAGAGAATGATAAGTTATAGTCATAATATTGATGCAAAAACACTTAGCATTATATTTAGCAATACTGATAAGAAATTAGATGATGCTGTAGGAATAGGAACGAGTATTAAGAAAACTATTAATGCAAGTAAGTATGTTAACGTTAAGAGATTAACATGGGACAAAACAGAAGGATTAAAAGATAGAGTTGATACTTATTTAAGTAACGTTTTAAATTGCTCTGCTCAAGCCATTGTGTCCCTTCAAGGAAAGAACAAAACTAGTATTACAGAAAATGGGATATTTGTAGTTGAAGTTGGAAATGAAGATTGTGGTGTCTGTATTTTAGCAGGTAGGATTTATTTGACTAAAGATGGATTCTTAACAGTTAGTACAGCTATTGATAGCACAGGAGTCTACGCTCCAGAATTAGTTGGAATAATGATGGTTTCTCAGAAAATGTACGTAGTAAATAGTGCAGGCAACTTTAGTATAACTGAAAATGGATTTGAAATGAAAGATGAACAGTATAAAACACTAATTAGTCCAAAAGGAATTGTTTGCCGTGATAATACAAATTTCTCAGGCAATTGCGACCCAGATAATCCCCTTGAAATTGATTTCTTTATTGATGAAAATGTAAATGTCATTAGTCAAGTACTATTAAAATTGACAGTCCAAGATTTTAGGGCAGACTCTAAAAGTGCCGCTGGTGGTGGTGCGACCACTGTTACAAGCGAGAGTGGTGGTAGTTCAGAAACAACAAGTGAAGGCGGTGGAGGCGTAACTGCAACAAGTGAAGGTGGAGGAGGTGCGACCGTAACAAGTTTAGGAGGAGGTTCTTCAAGCACATCTATAACTACCCCTCCCGCAAGTGATTATGATAGCAGTAATGCGGTAGTTATGGTTACAGGAGACACAACTTCTACTGACGGAACGGCTCATCATCATTTCTTACCAAATCAACTTTTAGCTATGGCTTACAACCACACACATAGATTTATAATTTCTATAGGTTCTCATGTTCACAAACTAGTTCTTGATTCGCATGTTCATAAGTTGATATTGGAATCTCACGTTCATTTAACAAAAATACCTTCTCATAAACATGGTATTAATATTTTAGATCACGTCCATGCACTTGTATATGGTATATTCAGAAAACCTTTAACATTAGGAGTTATGGATGTTTATGTGAATGGAGTTAAAAGATATACTTCGATAAATCAACAAGAAATAATTGACCTATCTCAATATATAACAACGAAGGGCTGGAACAATATACAAGTTACTAGTCCAGGACTCAATAGGCTTTCTGCTGCAATATCAATAAAGACTTATATAGGAGCATAATCATAAGGAGGTAAATAAATGGCATATCAAATAGAAGTTAAAAATAATTACGGAATTACATGTAACTATTGGAAAATATCTCATATAGAAAAAGATTTTATTAGCGAGACAGCATCGCTTATTTTGTGCGGTTTTATATCAAAGGAGTCGAGTGAATTAAAAAATGATTGCCTAGATAAAAGATATATAACCATACGCCCAGCTGATTTTCAAAAGGTGTTTGGAAGCGAATATATTGAAAAAGAAGGAATGAATGATCGAAAAGCTTTATATCTATTTATTAAAGATAGTTTTAAAGAGTATAAAACTGCTACATTGTCGTAATTGACAGGATAAATTTTACATGTTAATATATAGTTGTGGAGGTGTTATTATGAAAATTAAAAATAAAATTATTACAGTAGTTGTAGGTATAGTAATGTTTGAAGCAGCGTTATTAGGAGTTGAGACTCATTCATATCTAACAACTAACTCCTCTCATATTAATATTAACGGTAGAATTGTAGCAGAATTGGATAATACATTCAATTTTTCTGGTATTAGTAAATAGTTAAGGAAAATTAAAATTATAAGAAATAATTAAATAGATATCCCATTAAGGCAGCAGATAATTTCTCTGTCTTTTTCGTCGTCCAAAATTAATCATATAAAACAGACAATTTAATACTTAGAATCTACAGAAAGTCATGATTAATTTTATGGCTTTTGCTGTGCGTCTTTCGGGCTAGACGAAGTTAAATAAGCACTAAACAATAAAGAAGGTAATAATTATGTCAATGTCAAATTATTTAGAAAACGAAATTTTAGACCACGTTTTAAAAAATGGAACCTTCACTCCGCCTACTTCATTATACTTGGCTTTATATACAACAGATCCTACCGATGCAGGCACAGGCACAGAAGTAGCCTCAGCTGGAGCTTATGCTAGACAAGTAGTAGCTTTTACTGTAGCTTCGAATGGGACAACTTCTAATTCTGCTGTAGTAACATTCCCTGTTGCAACGGCTTCTTGGGGAACAGTAACATATGTAGGAATAAGGGATGCAATTACTGCGGGAAACTTATTATTCAGTGGAATTCTAAGTGTATCTCAGTTAGTAGGGATAAATAACCAATTAGTATTCAATATAGGACAAATAGATATTACTTTAGACTAATAAAGACTAAATAGAAAGGAGGTGAGCATAAATTGGCTTTATATTCAAGTATTCAAGTGTTTAGATATAATTATTTAAACATGCAAAAGTATGATACTCTACAAAA